TGTCTTTATTTTGGAAGAAAAATTTTTTGTAAATCTTTTATTTTTGGCTAAATCAACAATAGCCCATTCTAAATCTACACCTTCTGAAGCAGCCATCTATCTTCCTTTATAATTTAATAAAATCTCCTTCTTCATCAGTATAAAATACTTTTTTGATATCAAATTCTGCGATTGCTCGCATACATCCATCACAAGGTTTCGAATAGGAGAAATAATGTTTATTATCATTATTTATACGAACCCGACACACATACATAGTCGCCTTTGAAAGCTCTTTTAGAGAAATGCGCTTGAGTGCATTATGAATCGCAGCAACTTCTGCGTGTAAAAATATGGCTTCATTTGCTTTGCTATATCTTTTCTGAAAAGGATGTGATTTAGTACGGTTGCAAGCAAGAGAAATTACGTCATTTTTATATACAATCACAGCAGAATGCTTGGATCGATGATGATCCGAGTTCATCGCCATAGAGTATAAAATGTTTTGAAATTTCATGAAAATTCATCATTTACATATAATGACAATAAGTAGAAATTATATATTTGCGATTACTAATCGGCATACATCCTTTGTGAGGATACATCCACATAGGAGGAAAAACAACAATTCTCCCTCTTTTTGGATTGATTTTAATTTCGGTTTCTGGTTGATCAGCTACGTCATTGAAAACCGTTTCGCCACCCACAGCAACATCATTCAAATAATAAAACATTACCAAGAATCTTTTTGCTGAAGCATAATCTCCCACATCAGTATGCCAGTCGAATCTATCATTTTGATTGACTTCATACCTTTTCATTCTAGCAGCTTCATATCCTATTTGACTAGGAAAATAATTTATTTGACATTTTTCTCGATAAAAAGAATAAACCTTTTTAGTCAATTCATAGAAAGTTTCCGATTCTTCTTTGAAGGACTGATGTTTTGTTATGTTAATTTCTTCGAATCTTCTTGCTTGCCCATTTTCCCAATAATTTTCAGTAAGAACTCTGTCCTTACAAGACTCAAATTTTTTGATTAAAGATTCACATAAATCTTCAGGCAAAACATCATCCATCACCATAATATATTCAGATAAATTTTTCATATCTTGAGTGTATCATACTTTTTCTTAAATTTAGAGTTATAGTCTATCATATCTGACTGCCCACTGTCAACTAAATCATTCTGAGCGGAGTTTTCCACATCATATAGCTTCATCTTTCCACGATCAATGCCCACAACAAATCGCTTATTCTTGTTTGGATCGGAATATCTGTTCTTCAATTGCTTGACTTGAATCTGATTCAACTTCTCCAATTCTTCTGTGGAAACTAAGGCAAACATGAAGTCTGCGGTTGCTGGAAGACCAAAAGATTCTGAAGTATCTTCAAGCCCAGGATCACTATTCGTGAAACCACTTCTTGTAGTCTGGGTTGCTGAGAAAATTGGAACACCCGTTTCTACAGCCATGCCTCTTAATTCTTCTGCAATGGCTTTTATGTAAAGATAAGTATTCACATTTGCACCATACTTCAATCTAGATGAACAACAGATATTCAAATAATCAATAAAGATAATATCTGGCTTGAACTTTCTCTTGAGATATAATTCATTTAGAAGAGTTTTGAAATGAAGAACACTTGCAGACGCGGTTGGATATTCTTTGATAATTAATTTACCGTCAGTCTTACTCTTAAGACTAGAAATCTTCTTTTCATAATCCTGTCTTGATAAACTACCCAAATCATCTAGATTGACATTCAAAAGATTTGCATCAATTCTTTCCGCAATCTTTTCTTCTGCCATTTCCATTGTAATGTACAGAACATTTTTTCCTTGATTCAAACAAGCTGCTGCCATGTGACACATGAACAAAGATTTACCAACACCAGTCCCAGCAAGAATGATATTCAATGTCTTATAAGACACACCGCCTTTGGTAATTTTATTAAAGAATTCAAGATCAAAAGGAATCTTTTCTTCCTTTCTATGATAGAAGTCATAGCGACTTTCATAATCTTCGGTATAATCATGACCAATGTGTTCATCAAAAGATACAGAAAGAGCATCAGAAAGAATACTGGGAATCGCACCTTTGTCTTTTGTTGTTCTAGTTTTGTCATCAAGAATCTGAATAGATTCTAACAAAGCATTGTGAATAGCTTTTTCTTGACAAAACTTTTCAGTTTGTTCTAGCAACCATTTTTCATCAACGGTCTCATCTTTTTCTTTACGAAATTCATTCAGTTCATTGACAACATCTTTCAATTCATTTTCATTGAGTTTTGTATCACGAAGTTGAATGACAAGAGATTCAAACGTAGGAAGGTTTTCATACTTGAGTATGAAATTATTGATAGTCTTGAAAAGAATTATTTCACTATGATCAGAGAAATATTCAGACTTTAAAAAAGGTAAAACTCTTTTGACATAACTTTCATTATATACCAAGTTCTTCAGGATAATCTTCTCTATCCGATTCATTAGGCTCTCTTTCAACTGCTTTTGAGGTCAACAAAGTAACTGCAATATCACCAATCATATTATGAAATTTTGCATCATTTTTCAAGTCTTCTTGATTATGATCACCGCTTTCATGAATCGTATAATGAAAAGAAAGAATAGGAATATCCAATTGCTCTTCTTTTATAGCGATCTTATCATATTGATAAATTACATTTTTATATCTGCCTTTTACAATTCTTATCCCAGTAAAATTATTACCGGGATAAACTTCAAAATCTCTTCCTTCTTTAAGCGTCTTGTTGAAGAGATTCGTTATCAGATTCATCATCCATCTGAAGAATCGAACCATATGCTACCTCGTATGTTTCCTTTATGTACTTCTTAAACTTTTCATTCTTTAGAAGAGGTTCCCAAAAATCTTTATTTTGAGTATCCTTAAATCTAAACTTCTTCTCTTCTACTTCACCAGTCTCAACATCAACTCGCGAATACCATCCGTTAGATGGCTTGACAAGAAACTTACCTTCAAGTGCAACGTCCAGAAGCCCAGAGTATCTCTCAATACCACCTTCAAAAGATACAGTAATAGGTATCTTAGATTTTTCTTTTACAAATCTAGACTTCTCTACGTTAATGACAAAGTTATATCCAATAACTTCTGTGCCTTCTTTTTCTTGTTGACGACCAAGAATCCAAATTGTATCTGCTGAATAAATTACACCAGTGCCACCAGAAACAATATCCTTAGGATAAAGACCAATCTCTTTATAGGTATGATTCACTACAACCATAGGAATATCTTTGATTGTAAGATGTGGAGTAATCATGCGAAAAAGGCTCTTCATCTGTTTTGCGCGTGTCATGTCAGCAACAGACTTACCTTCAATTGCATCATCAACTTCTTTCTTTGAAGCGAGATTACCAACAGAATCAATGATAATCATAACACGTTCACCAGGTTCAATATTCTGAAGCTGATTCATAACATCATGCTTTAGCTGTTCAATATCTGTGATTGGCGTATGAATAACGCGATCCATATCAATATCAAAAGTCTTGAAATAAGATTGTGGTGAACCAAACTCTGAATCATAGAACAGAATTACAGAATCAGGATACTTCTTTTGATACGAACCAGCAAACAAAAGAGCAAATGCTGTCTTGAAATGCTTTGATGGACCAGCAAGAACCGTAAGCCCAGGAACAAGCCCACCATCTAGGTTTCCCGATAGTGCGACATTGATCATTGGAACATTTGTTGTGATCAAATCTTTTTTATTAAAGAACTTCGACTTCGAAAGAATCGCAGTCTCTTTAATCGTAGAATTCTTTTTAATTTTGTCTAGTAGTGACATTAATACATATCTCCATGTGTAAGTTCTATAGTTTTATACATCCAATCATATCCTGAAAAAGTTTGAAACCCAACTTCTCTAGAAGTATAGTACAATCTTCTTTGTATCGTTTCAAGCCAAACCCAACATTTTTCTTCTGGAATTTGAACAGGATACCATGCAAACCATCGATGCCAGATTGATAACTTTTCTCTTCGTGCCTGTTTGAGTGGGTAACGTATTCTCATGAAAAGAAGTCCTCAAGTGTATTGATCTTTTCAACTCTCCAATTGATTTTATCCAGAATCAATTTCAGAGGCTCTACAAATGATTTATCAAACTGTGTATCATAATCAATAAATTTAGAAATGTCAAACTCTTTTGGTACAGAATTTAAGAAACTCATAACGTGAGAACCAAACTTATTTGGTTCTTTGAGATACACAAATTTAATCTTTTCACCTTCTCGTATTTTCTGATACTTCTTTTCTAGCTTTAGTTTTTGCAAAGTATGATTGAAAATCAATGAACCTCTCACATGAATTGGAGTACCTTTCTTGAAGATATCCTTTGTGTCAGAATACTGATTCACTCCATTCACACTTCTAGGAAAAGAAATATCTTCTACGGGCAAAGTCCTAAATTCATTCCTAAAATTCTCAATGAATTGTTGCACTTCACTTTCTGTAGAGCGAAGAATAAGATTCAATGCTTCGATAATTTTTGTTCGACAAGATGCTGGAGTCGAAGATTTAATTGCTTCAATACCCATAATCTTTAGCTTGGGTTTATCATACTGAACGCCTTCATTATTATATACATTCAAAATGTATCGCTTCTTTGCAACCCAAATACCTTTATCAGCAAGAGCTTCTCGCTTCATTATCATTTTTTGAGAGAAACAGTTGATGTAATCTCCTAGTTCCCCATAAGCAGAATCAATGAAGGGTTGAATTTTCTCATTGCAAACTCTATCCATAAATTTAATTTTAGCAGAAGTATCAGCGTCTTTGTTTTTATAAACAGAATTTACCAGCCCAGACATATTCAAATAAATTGAATCAGTATCAGATGCGATCACATAATCTTTGTTCTCAGTCTTGAGAACCTTATTCATGTACTCATTAATCTTTTTTTCAATCCATCGAATAGCCAACTGCCCAGCAGAAGTAATACCTTCCGCTTGACGCACATCAAACAAAAAGAAATAAGGAGAACCAATTGCACCATACCCAGAATTGAGGCTGACCTTTTTTGCAATCTGAAGATTATTAAAACGAGATATTTTATTCGTCAATAACTTCTTCTCATCTTCTTTTCCTGGTTGACTCTTAATAGCTTCATATTCTTTCTGAGCAGAAAGCATTTCTTTCTTATATTTCTGACGATCAATGAACATACTTTCCATAATCTCAGGAAGAAAGCCTTTCTTTGCTAGACTGAAAAACTGATTATTAGGAGTCATACAAACTTTCTCATCCTTGAGGAAGGTCGTGTCAATCCTTTGATCAAGTAACTTTTCAACATTCACAGAACACTGACGCATAGCAGAAGAATATTTGTTTGCATCAATAATAGTATCTGGTGAAATATTATACATCATAATCAGACTTGGATAAAGACTTGTCAAATCGAATGACGCAACCCACTCATGCATTCCGACAATGGGGTCTTTTACGAATGCGCCTTCAAATGCAGTTCGATTAACATCTCGTCTCTTAACTTCCAAGAAGATATTTTTTGAGCGCAAATGATTCTGAATAATTTCAGTCCACATTCTCACTTGCATGAAAACATCAGGATAATTAGTCTTTGAATCATATGCAAGAGTCAAAGCAAGATCAAGCAATTTGAGCTTTTCATCAAGTCGCTCAACCAATTCAACGTCTTTCTGATTATATTCAATAAACTTTTGAAAGTCTAATCGATATAACTCGTGAAGATTATCGTACTCAGAATAAGATAGTTTTCGCTCACCGAGTTCGACGTTAGCGATGTGATCCAATCTGAAAGACTCTGCTGTACCATTTGTATTAAACTTTCGATACATTTCCAAATAGTCAAGTATTGAAATCCCAACAAATTCATAATACTTAATCTCCCTAGTCATCACAGTAGTGGTTCGCTCAGAAATCAATCCCCAAGGCGAAAGCATCTTCGTTTTATTATCATCAAAAAGTCTACGAATACGATTGACAAGATAAGGCATATCGAATGTCTTCACATTCCAACCAGTGATAATATCGGGAGCCTTTTCACCCCACAACTGCAAAAACTTCTCAACTAAATCATACTCATCATTGCAGCGATGATAAATTATATTATCTTTGTGCTTTTTATATTCACCACAACCAAGAATATAATAATTCTCAGATTGAGAGAATTTACACGCAATTGCAGTGATAGGCTCAGATGCAGAATCAGGATTAGGGAATCCATTTTCTGAACCCACTTCAATATCAAGATTGACTACATGAATCTTATCACGATCCCATTCAATAATAGAAGGAAAAGACTTTGAGATAAAATCATATTCATATCGATTGTTACCAAAGATTTTGAAGTTCTCAACTTCTTTGTATTGTTCAACAAAATCTCTGGCATCCCGAATAGAATCGAAGGGCATTTCTTCGAGAAACTGCCCTTCAAGATTTTTGAAAGAAGTCTTTTTGTTTGAAACAACATAAAGACTTGGAGAATAAGGAATCTTAGCTTTTATCTTTTTTCCGTTTTTAATTCCTTTGAATAGGATGTTATTTCCGATAGATGCGACATTTGTATAAAAATCACTCATTTACTTTAAAATGTTTTGTATAGTGTTCTGCAAGATCTTGAACTGGAGTCATCTCTGAAATAATTTCAGACTTAAGAATTCTCACGCCTTCTTCTTTAGCTTCTAAAGCATAATGAAAAATAGGAGCGAATGAAACTGCAAATCCTGGCTGTTCACCTTCACTCACCGCTTTAGTAATAATCTCTACTGGATTTCTAATAAAAATAGAATCCTCTGTCACATTAACATCACCCATTATAATCAATGGGCTTTTCAAAAACAATATTTTAACGTTCATTTAGTGCCTCCAAAGTATGTGTTTCCAATGTAACCCACTTTTTAGGGAAAAGAATTTCTCGCCCATAAAATTCTTCAGGGTCAATTGTGGGATCAGAGATATATCCGAGGACTTCAAAAGTTTTATCATACTCTCGATAATAGATCGCAGTATTGGTGATATTATATCCAGGATACTTATCCTTGGCGTCATCAATTAACTTGCTTGTCAAAGCATCAACATTCATATTCAACTCCATATAACAATAAAAAAGGTGGGGTACTACCACATGTTTAAGAGTCCTACAGTGACTCTCCTAAATCACCAGAAAGAACCACTTTCTTTTATTAGGATTCTGTTTTTAACCTCGGCAGTTAGGTTGTCGGTTAAACAATTTTAACAAACCCCGTTTTACTGGGTACGAAATCCAGTAGCATCGTTTCGTCATGCTCGCTCTACCTATCACGCCTTTTTTTATTTTACTTCGCTGAGGGTTCCGAAGGTCGTCACTTTTGGCGACGATTTATTCAACAATAATATCGTATTTAGTTACAATTGTCAAATTCCTGTGAGATCTTTTCCATTTGTGTCTGAGAGGATTAATTTAAACGCTTCATAAAACTTCTTGCGTTCTTCTAACCCTAGTCTTCCTCCTTGAACAAGTTTCGTCATCTTTACAATATCATCAGCATCGCATGCTGCATTAATATTTCTGTGATCCCAAAACCATATGGAAGTAATAACAGCTATTTCTGGTATTAATACTAAATCTGGCTCTTCTACTATATCAAATCCCATATCTTTACTGCAAGCAGTATAGTTATCTTTTCCAGTAAGTTGTATCAATCCTCTTCCGCGATATGACCATCCATCTCCACTAGTCTCTGGACCATTACCCATTCTATTTGCATAGACTCTATTTGCTATTGCTTTCTTATTATATTCATATGCATGGGCAAGACCGTCAGTAGGAAAATACTTTGGAAAAACAACCTTGAGTCTTTCTGCGGAATAGTTTAAGTTCTCTTCTATTCTAGAAAAATAACCAGACTCATGCCCAGTCTGAGCTAAGAATCCAGCAACTCTATTAACAGTATTGATTTCAAATTTTCTGAAGGATTCTGCCATTGCAGCAGAATATTTGTGAATGCCATTACTCTTTGATGGCATTACCTTCAAAACAATCTTGTTTAGATTGTCACTTGTCACAAGTATTTCTGTCATATTTCTCTACTTCCATTCCACATTTTTTAAGAAAGTCTAGACCTATAGGGCTTCTATAAAGATCCAGATAAATTAGACGTTCTATTCCCGCTTGATGAATCAGCTTCGCACAATCCATACATGGAGAATGCGTAATATACATTGTTCCACCTTCAGAAGATTCGGTAGAGCGAGCAACTTTAGTCAAGCAATTTGATTCTGCATGAAGAACTTCTGGGCGTGTTACTAGAACTGGTTGTACAGGAGGATATCGTAATGGTGCTTCAATTATCAAATCCTCACAATTATTATCCCATCCTATAGGCATTCCATTCCAACCATAACTTAAAATTCTATCATCCTTGACCAAGACTGCACCAACTTGCAATCTTCGAGCGTGACTCATTTTGGCTACACGTTGTGCAATATCTAGATACAACCAATCGTATCGTTCTTTTTTACTTGTCATGAATATTTTGTGTTTCGGTAGTTTTGTTTAAGGTTGGTTCTTTGTTCATCTCACACATTAACAGATAGACTGCTAATATTCCTGCCATTACTATTCCTAATTCTATAGTCACTGAATAAATTTCTCTCATAATATTTTCCTTAAAGTAGGATGGGCATAAACCCATCCTACTATTTATAGAAAGATTAGTCAATCAAAAGAGTCTTTTCTTTTGGCAAAAGTTCCTTATTGATTTCAATCTTTCTTGGCTTATCAGATTCAGGAATACTATTCTTTAGAAACACCTTAAGAATTCCATCCTGAAGTGAAGCACCTTCAACAATGATAGTATCCATTAGTGTGAATACCTTATTGAAAGAACGATTCGCAATGCCATGATAAACATACTCAGGTTCAGTCTTTTCTTTAATCTCGCCAATCACAGTTAGCTTGTTCTTTTCAAGTGTAATATCAATATCACCATCCTTGAATCCAGCAACAGCTATTTCAAGAGTATAATGATACTCAGAAGTTTTAATTATATTATGTGGTGGATATGTCGTTGGCTTGTAATCTGGTGTATCTAAAAGATCAAACAGATCAGCCCAGCGATCAAAACCAATGTGACGAGGAAAGTTAGATGTGTTGAACTTGTAAGTTTTAATGTTAGTCATAAAGACCTCCTATTTAAGCAAGGTTAAATTGAACCACCCCGAAGGCGTGGTTATTTGGGGCAAAATGCCCCAAAATTCTTTATCTATCTAATTAGACTAGATATACGCCATATGAGGCTGTTCCGAATTTAATAAATACATATAATCTATTCGTACCCGCAGGCATTGAGGCAACTAATGCCGGACTAAATGAAAGTCCTGTATTAGTAACGAGAGTGAACGCCACTGTACCAACATTTGTTATCATTACTTCAAATGTGGTTCCGGTAGGTGCTCCTGGGGGCAGCGCAGAGTCTATTGAAGTTGCTGTTGGAAAAGTTAAAGATGGTGTTCCTGTCGTTGCTGACGGTCTTATCCATCCAGCAACAAGTTCTGCACCAGAAATTGTTGCGGTGGTGGTAAAATCAGCTAGTGTTGTAAAATAATAACGATTTCCCTTGATGAATTGATTGCCCTCAACGTGAAGATCCGTTATAGGGGTAACCGGAGTTTTTGTACCAGAAATTCCTACTGTTCCATCAGAATGAATTCTAATTCCTTCAACAGTAGTGAAATCCGATCCCGCTCTCAATATTAATTGATTTGGAGCTGTAACAAGAAGAGAGTTAGCTGTATTAACTGTGAATGCGTTTTTAATAGATCCTGAAGTATTTTTGAAAGAAATTTGTCTATTATTTTCTAATAGAAGATCACCAGATCCTATATGAAGTCGAGCTTCTGGTGCACTATTACTGAAGCCTACATTTCCTGAAGCGCCTGATATAAAAATGGTATTTGAAAATAAAAAGTTCGCACCAGAAACAACTCCACCCCTTCTAAAGACAGTGTTTCCATCCATATTATCGATATAGAAATTATTGTCACTAGATTTAAAAATCCTAGCTCCAGCATCTCTATTAAGAACTGATACACTAGAAGGAACTCTAGTCAAAAAGGCAGATGCATTTTGCCATCCTATCTGATCATTATTCTTTATAGTGATAACACTTTCCGTGTTTGGAGAAGCAACATTAATCCCCACAAGCCCACTAGATGTTATATTCAATATTGGATAACTAGCACCTATGGTGAGTAGACTTGAAGTAGAATTTAATTTGAAACCTTTTCTCAAATCTTCAACGCGCTGTTCTAGCCTTATTAAAGGTATATTCTGTGTACCACTGGACATTTTTTGTTCCTTTTGGAGTTATTTATTTCTATTTATAATGTTCCTGTAGAACCAAAACCACCAGTTCTATCACCTTTTTGCGGTAAAACTTGATAATCGTCACTCTCGATTAACTGAATATTCGCTTTTTGATAAGCAACTAGCTCTCCCTGAGCAATTCTATTATCAGAATGCAAGATTACAACATCAGCACTATTATTTGTCATAGAAATAAAAATCTCATCACTATAATCAGAATCGATAACGCCAACACCATTTGTCAACATAAGCCCATGCTTAAAAGATAAGCCAGAACGTGAGTATATTTTAATGCAATATCCATCAGGAATATCCACACAAACACCCGTAGGAATAAGTATTCTGTCTCCTGGTTCTATAACTAAAAAATTATGCTGTAATTTTATTTCTTCCAAGTCATTTAGAACACTAAAAACTTTTACTGCTCGAAATGGATATAAACAAGAAAAAAAATCAAAACATGCCGCACCTTCTGTAGCATAAGATGGAATTATAGCGGTTTCATGTAGCTTTTTGAATTTTAAAATTTCATTTGAACTCATTTAACAATCTCAAAAGCATCTTTATTCATATAAGAGATTTTTCTATTTTCTATATCAGAAAAAATTGCAATGAATGATTTTCCGTCAATTATTTTTGACGGATAATTGTCCGATGTAAATGCAATGTCTCTAGAGTATCTATTTCTCAATTTTACAATAGTCTCTTTCTTTCGGAATTTTTTTGTCTTCATTGCCACACCTCATGTTTAAGCGACCTTTTTCTTTCCTATATTATACTTGGCGATTAGTTGCCAATCATTCTTTTCTTTGAAAGAAAGAATTTTAATTTCTTGAATAGGAACAAATTTTTCAGGCTCCCATTCATTAAAATTATTTTCTAGTACGGCAATCAAACCCCATTCGCTTAAAAGTTTTGCAATAGAATTTCTTCTAGCTATGTCTTTGTCACTAAGGTCTGTTTGTTTTCCGTCAAGTTTAAATAGTTCTTTGAAATGAACTATAGCATATTGCCCTTGCTTATGCAAGATGTGACATGATTGATATAGTATTTTATCTTTATTTGATGAAATACCGATTCGTGTTAGAGTCTCTTTTACCTTGAGGAAATCATCAGGAGATTGAAGAGAAACGAGAACTCCAACTCCTTTAAATATATCTGTTTCATCAGTTTTCACAACAATTCACCTTTCTTATTCTGTTGAATATATGGGATTTTTTCCCGTCTTTCTTATTTATGAATACCACCTTTTTGGAGTTTTTGTTTGATAACCTCCAAATTTTTTTCAGAAAGAAGTGAAATTAATTCCCTAGCGCGAATTGTAGAAACATTATAATACTCTTTTACTTCTGCAATATTTTCTTCATCCTTTTCTTTTTTCTGCCACTTTCTAAATGGTCGTTTATACTTTCGTATAGAATGAAAAAGAAATTCGTATTGCATATTAGACTCTAAACCAGACCGCAAGTTCATTTCATTTGCTTGCATGATGCAATCATAGTGATATGACATAGCACGATTTGTGATGTAGGGCACATAATCAGAAATATCTTCAGCCTTATCTTTTGACTGAAGAATATTATTTACAATTTCAAATGGATTAGACATTACACAAACTCACACTCTAACATCAGTTCGGTAAGACATGCCATCAAATTTATTTCATGATCAACAACAAACGCAGCCTTATATTGATAATCAGCAAGAATCAAAACAGCTTTAGGAATAGAGGTTTTCTGTATATGTTCATACAGATTGTCATAAATTTCTTTGAAGATAACTGACGGATCAGAATCACAAGTGCTGACCCATTTTCTTGTTGCAGAAAAATCTTTCTCACGCAAAAATGAAATCAATTCATTCAGCGAGAAGTTTTTAACTTGTGCAAGAATACCAATGTCAATCTTACCGAATTGAGAATATCGCTGAAGCTCATTAATGATTCGTCTAAAATCAGGAAAATGCTTCTTGATAATTTCAGCAAGAACAGAAGAGTCATACTCGACACCTTCTTTATCGAGAATCATTTGAACTCTTTTGAATATCGCAGACGCCATTCGCGACTTCTCACTCTTGTTAAGAGTAAAATCGATTACAGCGCAACGAGAATGAAGAGGTTCAATTATCCTATTCTTAAAATTACAGGTGAAAATGAATGAACAATTATTTGAAAATTCTTCAATTGCATTTCTCAAAGCTGGCTGAGTAGAATTTGGATTCAAATAGTCAGCTTCATCGATGATGATGACCTTTCTTCCACCCAGAAAGCTAAGCGATGACGCATAGCCTTTAATCTTAGTCCTGAATGTGTCAATGCCTGATTCATCAGAACCATTAATCATCATATTGTCACAACCCACTTCATTGCAAAGTGCTTTTGCGACAGTTGTTTTACCGACACCCGCACTACCAGCGAGTAGTAGATTGGGTATCTTCTTATCTTTTACATATTCTTGAAAAGGCTTCTTGAGCCTATCAGGAAGAATACATTCCTCGATTGTGCGAGGGCGATATTTTTCACACCATAGAATATCATCATTGTCACTAAACATATAGTTTTCTCATTATAAAAATTGGTGCCCTCGGAGAGACTCGAACTCCCGACCTTCGACTTACAAAGACGCTGCTCTACCAACTGAGCTACAAGGGCTTATAGAAGATAAGCACAGGCTCATATTTGAGCCATATGCCATTCACTTTACAGAAATTTTTAGCCTTAGGCAAGCCAGTTTCTTCATCTATTCTATTACCTCCAGGCATTTGGGCAAGACTCATCTTTAACTTTCCTAGATAATGCATTCCAAGATCAGTTAAAATATCAATCGAGTCTTTTTCTAAAGGTAACATTTCACCATCAAATACTGCATCAGCAATATTCCATAGAATATAACGATCTTTATTTAGCCACTCTACACAAGTTTCTAAAGTTTTTCTAAGAAAACCTTCACGCCAAGAATCGTATTGTGAAAACTTTTTATAAGATTGCTCTTCATCTTCAGAATAGGCTTCTTTAGCAAAATAAGGAGGTGAAGTAAAGATTAGATCTAGCTTGCCTCGGTATTTCTGAAACTTCTTATCTTTGTGTATAACTTCTGAACCATGCTGAAAAATTTCATATGAATGCGTCTTGGGAAATAATCCTTTAGCGCGATTCGTTTGCGTGTTAAAGAAATCCGCAAATTCATGATACTTTGTTCTCTCTTTTTCTGTATTGTGATCGGTGTTTGGATCTGTTCCAATATAATGAACATTCAAATCATCACTGATTGACATTGCACCTAAAAGTCTTCCTCCCCAACCAGCAGAGGGATCATATATGAGTATTTTCTCTTGTTCTTTAATATGTTTAGTAAACTTTTCATATAGATACTTTGCTGTCAGGGGAGGAAAATTCACCGCATACTGACAAAAAGAAACCCTGAAAGCCTTCAACCCTACGGGAAAAAGTTTCTGACCTAACTTGAATGCACGGATGCGACAAGTTTCACTCTTCTCAAGGTTTATATTCGTTTTACACTTATTAGGTATATCTAGTTTATCAATTTGATCTTTAGTCAAAAACAAATATTTTTGATTCTTTAGCTTTTCATTGTAACCAGTATATTCTTTTCCTTCTTCTGTAGATTCTAACCAATAATCATACTCTCCACGTTGTCTGTAGTTTTTTTCAAAAAGGCGAATCCACTCGACTGCATCATTTGTAACAGGCAACTTTTCATAAAAAAATTTATCAAAAACTTTTATAGGAGATGAATAATGATAAAATGAATCACGCTTAAAATGTCTAGAAGCATACGTCACAAAGGTTTCATAGAGTTCATCCTTTGCAAAATAATCATAGATTGATTTACCCTTATTTACATCCTTAGTGTAATTAATTCTCGTTTTCATCATGGTAGGAAACCATTGATTCACTGCATTACCAATCACACTGGTGTTGCGAATAACATCCTTTTCACCCGTCAACTCATCTATCTGCTCAAATTCATGAACAGGAAACGAAGTCATCTTGTTAAATTGATCTAGAATATCTTCTTCATTATAACCAACACGAGGAGGCATTCCCAATTTATCCCAAGCATACACGACAACTTCTCGCAAGGTTTTTATCCACTCACGAAATTCATCACTGCTCATCCATAATACTTGCTCAAAAGTTTTATTTACTTCATGTTCAAGTAGATATGAATTTTTTTCATAAAACCATTTATTCATGCGCCAACATTCCAAAAAAGTACATCATTGGGTTTATCATTTTCTTTATAGAAATCGATCATTGGTTTCCAACCTTTCGCATCATAAGTAGGTGCGGAGGGAAATGGTGGAGCTTCATCTTTCTTCACAGGCTTATCAAACTTATAAGGCGATTTGTGAAAGATTGCTCTACCAATTTCTCTCTCTGACATTGAGTGCCCCACTGAAACAACATGTATTGTAGCAGATGGCCATGCTAATTGCAATGATCTATTCAATGTTCCACTAGAACCTACCGTCCATACTTCCTTTGGATTAATAGGAAGATTTCTTGCAACCTTTATGAAAGAACCTATGACTGATGGGTGTTCTAGACCTAATGGTAAAACTCGTCTTTCATTAGATTTTTCTTCTGCATAATCTCGTGCTCGTTTTTGAGTAACTGGAAGCATTCCATTATCTACCCAATGATACACCGTACCCAACTCTAAACCTTTTTTCTGATACTCATGCAACTTGTCCATACTTCTCTTTGCCATAAAGAGCACAGCTTTCTTACCATACTTTTCACAGACATGAGGAAGACTTATCTGTGCATATCCTGTAGCAGGGCATGAACCAAATACCCATTCTTTGATATTTTTGTTCGCAGGATCATGCCCTATCAAATAATCAATACCACGAATCTTTGTACCAAAACCTAAAAGATCATCACGAACTATCGTGATTCCATCATGCAATTCTAGAACAGGAGATGGATAAGGATCTTGCCAATCTATTACATGATTTAGGTAAAATTCTGCTTCATGCTCTAATCCTTGCATAATAATTCCTGTATTCTTTCATTAACAAGTACGTCAACAACTAGATGAATTCTTTCTTCATTTCCAGCATTAATTGCTCTATGAGGTTTTCTTGTATCTAAAAACCAACACTCACCTTCTTTCATATTAACACATTGCTCTCGCCCATCACAATCCCAAACAGTAAATAACACTTTATCATTTGTCTTTATCGGAAAATGTAATCGTGCAAGTTTACCTAGAGAGCCACCAGAATCATCATCAACTTGATCAGTGTGTCGAGTAAGTTCTCCATTATTTGGTGCCAACTTCATAAACCTAACACGATGAATTTCAGTGTCATTGAACTCACTCAGCAAAGAACGAACTTCAAAAAAATTATCATAAAGAGGCGTGTCTTGCATTGAAAATTCTACATCACGATGTTCTTCTAACCATTTGTCATTCATTTCACTAGGTTTTGTAATGAATGAAGAATCTGAAGAATAACCTCTAAGTGATAAAGCTGACCAAGACTTACCCTTATTATAATTAACCGTACTTCCTACATCAATACTATGAGTAGCATAATTAGAAGGGAATGTGTTTGTACCGCCAATTTTTAAATGTCCATTAGCTCCTAATGTTAATGTACCACCAGCAGTCGTTCTATTTACGGTAAAGCTTTGTAAGTCTAAAATACCTGATGTAATCGTTAAGTTTCCACTTACACTAATATTACTTACAGCAGATAGT